ATGCCGGAAGGCGGCGTGAGATTGGCGGCAAAGTCGGCCCAGTCGAAGCCGAACCACATCAGCCATGAATTGTCTGAGGTGGTCGTGATCCCGGTCCCGGTCGAAGTCGTGCCGGTGCCGCTGTTGTTGCTTGCGGCATTCAACGGTGTGCCTGTCGGCGCACAACCGGAAAAACAACCCATCCAGACGGCAGAACTGTCAGTGACATGCGGAAAGATATAATCGCCCGACTCGGACGACGCGCGTTTCCAGTAAACATTGAGACGGCCATTAACGCCGCCCCCTATGACGCTTAACGTCGTTCCGAACGCGGCAAACCCCGCAGGCGGGGTCGGATCGGGAGTGGGAGTAGTGCCAAGAAGAAAAAACGACGTAAGCAGGATGTCGCCGTCAACAATGCCGGTCGGTGCCGTTACAGTCGTGTTCGCACGACTGCCATAAGAGACAGTCGACTGCGAACGCAGGGCAATCGTTGGCGTGACTCCGCTGCCGCCACCAGAAAAATCTGTCGTGCTGAAAGCGCCACTGGGAAGAACAAATTTGTTGTTGTCGGCAGACGAGAAGGTCGGGCTGCTGGTCGAACGCGGAACGCTGCCGGGGTACACACTGAGCCTGTTCCTGCGCCACACACTGCTGGCTATCGAAAAATTAGCCGTGAAATCGGTATAGATCGCACCGAACGTCCACGAGATGTCGGTCGCGATGGTGTTATCGGTAAAGGTGAGGCTCGTGTTGCCCGACGTGGCATGACCAATATCAACCAAGTAGCCGAAGCCCGACAGATAGCACCGCCGGACCGTGATGTTGCTGTAGGTCCCCGCCTGAAACGCAATCCCGTTCGTGTTCCCCAAAGACGCAATCGTGCAATCCTCGATCAGCACATTGCTGCACCCGCTGCCATTTAGGTGACCCGGCCCATCCTGATGATACATGCCCGAGCCCGAGCCCTCGGCCGCCGCGTCATGTATCCAGCAGCGCCGGATCGTTTTTTGCCCAGTACCATACAAGGTGATGGAGTTGCCGAAACCCCAGATGTCGCTGTCTTCGATCAGCAGCGTCTTGTCGTTTCCTTCAATGCCATACTGGTAGCCCTGAGTATGGCCGATCATGTACGGCTCAAAGCCGCCACCCGTGGAGCCGTCGATGTCGATGCCCAGCCCGGCAGAGGGCCACGCCGCATTGGGCACGACGGAGACGGCTGAAGGGCAGATCGTACACCAACGGAACTCAGTCCCATTGTTGTCGAGCTTGATGTTCCAGCCATCGACCCAGTTCGATCTCATCCGGCAACCAAAGAACTTCACGTTCGCTGGAATGACCGGCACGTCGTCCCAATTCATGAAGTTGTAGGTAGCCCCAGCCGTCAATGTGCCGGGACCAGTCGTCAGCGACCCCGGATAGCCGGGCGCAGCCGTATGGCCGACAGGCATTGCTGGTTGACCGGGAAACGCCATCTATCCTCTCAGGTGGTATCGACCCACAGATCGTTGGTTGCCGGGGACCCCGGTGCCGAACTGGCAATCGTGATTTTGTTGGAACAGACATAGGTCCGCGCCCACGAGGCCGTGATCACTTCGGTGCTGGTCGCAGAACTGGCCGGCGTCGTGGCGGCTGCCGCACCGAGGGTCGGGGTAACTAAAGTCGGACTGGTCGCAAAGACCAGCGCGCCCGTGCCTGTCTCGCCCGTCACAGCCGCAGCGAGATTGGCCGTTGTTGGCGTCGTGAGGAACGTCGCCACGCCCGTACCCAGTGTGCGCTTGGTGAAAGTATCCGCCCCCGTCTGCTCGACCAGCCCGGCCGTGGCGTCGAGCGCCGCCAAGGCGGTCAAGGTAGCATCCGGCAGCATGTAATCAGTACCCGCCGTCGCCGCACTGATCGCCGTGCCGTTGCCCCTGACCATGCCAGTGATCGACGTGCTGAGCGTGATGGCGGGCGTGTTCGTCGGGGTCGCCACGCTACCACCGAAGCCATTGGCCGAAACAACCGAGACACTGGTGACCGAGCCCGCGCCCGTACCATCCAAACCGGGCGGGCCTTCTGGCCCTGTCGCACCCGTAGGACCAATAGGACCCGTTGCCCCTGTGGCACCCGCTGGGCCTGTTGGACCTGTCGGACCTGTCGCGCCTGCTGCACCCGCCGGACCTGCAGCACCCGCCGGACCCGTCGCGCCTGCAGCCCCCGCCGGACCCGGTGGAGCCAAGGCAACAAACTGAGCGACCGTGATCGACTTGCTGGTGCCGCCCTGATCGACTTCCAGCTTGTCAGTCGTGCCGACTGTCGTCGCGGTCGGCAAATCCGAGATCGTGACGGGAGGGATGTTTGGGTCGAAAGGCATCAGCTATTCCTCATCGACTACAGAAGAACTCGTCCAATGATCGACAAACCCGATCCCGGCGTGCGGACAACCATGTCAGCCCTGTCCGCCAGCATATTGAAGGTGATGATGTCACCGGCATTGGTAACAATGGCCAGACCCAGCGTGCATGAGATGATGTTGCCCATAGCAGCACCCCCCGTGACCTGCGCAAACTCCACGCCGTTGAGCATCATCAGCAGGGTCGCGTCGGCGGAATTGCTGGTCGACACGCAGGAGAGCGTCGCATTGACCTGATAGGCCCCCGGTGGAGGGGCAAATTCCTGTGTCGCCTGATTCCAGTACCCGCCCAAGTTGGGATCGGGAGAATTCACCGTGAACGGCGTCGGGGCCATGAGGATCGACGTGCCAGAGATCGCACCCGCAGAGACGACGACGGGCGGACCGGGCACGATCACTTCAACCCATTGGCCGCTCTGGCGCACATACAGCTTGCCGTCGTTGGGGGCGTCGGGGAAATCAGCACCGGGCGGGCCGGGAGGCCCAACTACGCCGGGCGCACCAGCAGCACCGGGAGCGCCGGGCTCACCCGCAGGACCAACTGCGCCGGGCGCACCGGGAGGACCAGCAGGGCCAGAAGGAATTAGCGATACGACTTGACCTATGGTCAATCGCCGGCTGTTGCCATGCTGATTGACATGAAACTGATCGGTCGGAGTCGCGCCCCCGCTGGGCGGTAGAGCGGAAATCCTGACGGTAGGAATGTCAGCCATTGGACTCTCCCGTCCCTATGACAAGCGGTATGCCGCCTTCAGTGGTCATAGACAGGCCCTCTTCCGTAACAACAAACAAAAAAGAAGAGACAGACGGGGCATCGGGAACAAAGTTGACTACCCGTAAAGCACCATCCGAAGTCATGCGAGGGCTTCCATTTTCCGTGACACGGAAGCCGTTGACATCAAGCGATACGCCCGGCGGCAGCGGCAACGGCATCGCCGGCTGTATCGGCGGCAAGCCATCCGGATAAATCGTGACATCGGTGTCAGGCCGAACGAACGGCAGATTGAGCCGGTCGGGCGGCGGAGCCGGCAAGCGCCACGGATCGTAGGTGTCGAAGCAGCCGCGACTGGGCCATTGGATCGGATCGCACACCCGGAAGCCCTTGATGTTGCCGTCTTCCACAAGGTCAGCCAGACGCCGCTTGGTCTGGCATCTTTGGCAGATACCAATGCCAAGTGTCGGCTGGCCCTTTGTGTTGATGAAGCGCGACATCAGAACTTGTAGACCTCCAGACCGGGATTGTAACGCATCGGAGCCGGGTCGCGCTCCTCGCCGGTCGCCATCGCCATGCTCGCCGTCTCCAACTGGGCCAGCATGGGAAACCGCGTCATGTCGGCTTCCGGCAACTCAAGGCACAGGCGACGAGCCAGTGAAGCCGTCAGCGCCTCCTGCCAGCGGCGCGGCATATCCAGTTGTTGAGCCATGTCGCTCACGTCATTCAGGAAACGCCTGCGCCAGCACACCAGTTGAAGATAGCGCGCCTGCTCGTTGGGCATCGGCCAGACAAACAGGCGCGACGTGTCGATGTCACGCTGCTGGTACCAATTCCACGGCACCCCCGGCGTTGTCTTGGTCGGCATGGCGTTCCAGTCGTCAAGCGACCATGTGCCCATGGGGATTTCTGTCGGATTGTTGCCGAAGAACAATTCCGCGATGCTCAGGAGATCGGGACTGGCTGAGCGCACCCGCCAGCCCATCGCCAAGGGTGCCCCTTCGATGTCGTACCAGTACCATTGGGCTGTCCCGGTATCGACCGTGACGGTCACCGCATCGAGGGCAATCCACGTCGTGCCGTCGAGCGTGTACTCGTAGAACATGCCGAAATGGCCCGGCAAGTCGAACAGGATGCCGACCGTCGTCACTTGGGTGGGGGTAGCGAACATCGCGCCAATCGCGCCATTGGCGAATTCCTGCGTGCAGGACGTAGCGAAGTTGTCGTCAAACGCCGCCAGCGCCGTGCCCAGACTATCGCTGAAAGCGGTCAGGATCGGCACCCGCGTCAGGGTCCGCTGGTTGGCACTGATCACCACACTGGTGCCCATCGGGCACGGCACCTCGTTGCGGTTCATGTAGAGCGGCAGGATGATCTTGTCGCGCGCCCATAGCTGGACGCCAAGATTCATCATCTCGGTCATCATCAGATTGAAATGATCGAAGGCTACCGCGACTGTTTCAGACCCCCACTTTGCCGCCGGAATACCGCAACGACGCAATGCCGATTCCATCATGTGCCGGGCGGTATAGGGGACAAGTGCGCCTGTGTTGTTGCCTGAAAGGCTCATGCGCGCTGTTTCCCTTAAAAAGAAGGGCGGCGGCTATGGGAGATGCTTAACCGCCGCCCCTGATGTGGCCCCTCGCAAGAGCCTACGTGCCCGGTGTGCCCCACACGGTACGCCAGTTGGTCCAACCCGTATCCCAGCGGGAAGTACACTTGTAGCGCATCGTATCGGTGGCAAAGTCGCCTTCCATGGACTTCTGGGCCATGCGACGGGTGATGAACTGCAAGCCCATCTGCTCGTCGGTCTTGATGAACCACGCCGTCGAGGACGTGAGGCGGGTGATCACCTCGTAGCCTTCCGGCAGGGCCTTGGTCGACGCAATCGCGTTGATGGCGTTGACGCCGCCGCCCGAAGCCGTTGTGGCTGTCGTCAAAGCCGACTTGGTGATCTTCTCGGCCTGCCACTCGTTTTCCGGCGACACCAGCAGCTTACGCGGGGTGATACGGACATACTTGCGGTCGTTGTCCATCGCCTTGCGGATTTGGGTCAGCATCGATTCGAGGCTGGTTTCCGACAAAGCGGCCGAGGCGGTCAGCAGATTGCTGGCGGTGCCGCCAATGATCGGATGCGAGGCTGAGCAAAGCGGCTGTCCGTCGCCACCCAGATAGGCACCGTTGAAGGCGCGGTTCAGCACGTTGGCTGCCGCCACTTCCTCGGTTTCCGCCATGCCTTGGCCCATCTGCTCGGAGTAGATGCGGCCAATCGAGATGTGATCGCCGTCCTCCACCAGCACCTTGGTCAGCCCGAAAGCGATGCCGTACTGCGTGAAGGTGTAGGTCTTGTTGAAGACCACGCCGCCGGACTTGTAGGTGACCGGCCCGCCTTCGCCCATCGCGGGCGCGGAGCCAAGGCCATACATGACCGGCTCCATCTGGTAAGCCCGCTGGATGCCGGGCTTGACGCGCATGAACGTGCGGAACTCCTTGCGGAGGTCGTACACGCCATCGAAGTGTTCGCTAAGGATTGGCTCGACCAGAATACGAAACTGGGCGCTATTCATCGGGGTGGGCATCGGGAAGTCCCCAAACTATCAACGTCGCGGGCCGCTTGATCTGGCAGGGCCGTGGTGCCGTCAAAGCTCAAACCCGGCCCCGAAGGGCCGGGGAGGGTTAGGCAATCGGCAGGGCCGGGGTGATGCGGACCCGAACGATGGTGAAGGCGTCGCCCCACGCATTGTCGGGATAGGGAGCCAAGTTCTGAAGGATGAAGGTGCCGGCCGTGGCACCCGTCGTCGTCGGATCAAGGGCTTGGCTGCTGATGCCCGTGTAGACAGAGCCGGTGACGCCAGCGACCAGATTCATCGCCTCACCCAACTTGGTCTGGGCCACCGGGCCACTCGCCTGACCTTCAAGGATGGCCTGCGAGTCGAACGGCGTGTATTCCGCCCACATCGGCGTATTGGCGTCGAAGGTCTGGGCGGCGGGCCAATAGGGCAGCTTGAACGGCCGATTGCCCGAGATGAAGAAGCAGCCGCAGAAGATGCCCGCACAAGGGAGAATGCCGGTCGTTGCCGTCAGCTTGCCCGTCGCCGGGTCGATGCTGACCGGGGTACCGGTATACATGGCCGTGGCCTGACCGGATGCGATGCCGTTCCACAGCGTCTCGATACGGGGCTCGCCCGAAGGATGATAGACGTAGCGTAGGCCGAACGGTGCGGCTGGTGCTGCACTCATGGAGCTTCCCTCCAAAGAGAAATCACGGTTGATTGATTGCTCGCGGAGGTGGCTATCGACCCGTCGCCACGGGGAACTGCCTGCCTGAGTCGCCGGGTGTCCCAAGTCTTTGCGGGGCTCTACTGCACATCTGCCAATGGCCAATCAGCAGACTCACAACGGTTTCCCGTAAAGACCGGACTCTTCCCCGGCGAGGGATGAGCGGGCGGAGATTGGCTCAACTAATTGTACCCGTCAATCCCGTAACCCACAGTTCTGGTATAGATTGGAGATGGACGAGCGTCCCCCCTTTGATCCTGTGCGGGCCTGTTTTTACTTGATCGCCTCGATCTTAGGGGTGCAGTGCATGGTCGCCCTCACCGGTCTAGCCGCCTGCGTCTATTGGAGCGGAGCCGTCATCGAGGGCAAATGGAGTTGTGAAAATATCAATCAAACACTGAACCAGTTGCTAACCGGAGCATTGGCGGCGGCCTTGGCGTTCGCGGCGGGCTTCACGAAAAAGGACAAGTGACATGGCAACTCAGCTATCCCCGCACTTCACTTTGCAGGAATTCACGACTTCCACGACGGCTTCCCAGTGCGGCATCGACAATACGCCGACCCCGGAAGCCATGCTCAACCTTGAGCAGCTTGCCATGACCATGGAGCAGGTACGTGACATCTGCGGTGGAAATCCGATTACGATCACGTCGGGCTATCGCTGCGACGAGCTTAACAAGGCATGCGGCGGGGCCGACAACAGCGCCCACAAGTACGGCTTGGCCTGCGACTTCATCATCCCGGCCTATGGCGAAGCCATCGATGTCTGCTTGGCTGTCGAGCCGCACATGAAGACCTTGGGCATCGACCAGTTGATCCACGAGTACAACGACTGGACCCATCTGGCGATCAGCGTGCCGGTCGACGCGGCGCGCTGCGAGTGCCTCACCATCAATAACCAAGGCACTACGTCGGGCTTTGTCTAAGTCTCAAACTGGCTCGGCGGACGCCTGATCTGGCGCAGCGTCTCCATGCCGGGAGCCATCCGCGTCGTGCCGCCCATGTCACGGATTTGTGCGCCTGCCGCCTCGATCTGGTCGTAGATGCCGCGTTCCTGATCCATCGGCCTGTCGTGGTGGTTTTCCCGCATGATCATGCGGAAGCCTTCGTTGTCGATCTCCATGGCGATCATCTCGCGCCACATCAGGCATTCCTTGTAGATGCTGGTGGCGTCGGTCACGGCATATTCGTCGGCGTGCCAGTGTTCCTTCTGGGCCTGATCATACTTGAAGAACCAGTAGCCCATCCGCATCCGGCGATGCGGCGTGTCGACGTTGTGAGTAGTCGATATCCAGACACGGTGGAAACCCTCGCGCTTAGGCAGCCTCGGCAGCACGGTGTCGTCCATGACTTCCTGCATGCGCTTGCGCCGCTCGGGATCGGTGCGCTCGGCAGCGCGGTCCCACTCATCGTTGGACCATGCCCCCCGACTGCCGCCACGGGCTTCCTCGACACCCGAGTCGCGGTGGCGCAGCCGGGCTTCCTCCTCGGCCACCAGACGGCGGGCGTCATCGAGCCGCTCCTGCCGCGCTATCGCGTCCTGCTTGCGGGCCTCCGATTCAACAATCTCGTCGGCAGTCGGCATGCTCAGGTCGTTGCCGCTGGGGATGCCGGGCTGAAGGGTCTTGGCCATGGTCAGTCTCCTAATTCATGCCGCGACGACGCAGGGTTTCGGCCCCCTTGCGCCACTTGGAAACAATGCGGTCACGCTTGGCCACTTCGGCTTCGCTCAGGTTTTCTTCGAGCAATCCTTCGTCGCGAAGGGCGTCGCGCTGCCACTCGGACAGGGCATAACCAGCCCTATTGGTCTGGGTCGAGCGTCCTGATCCGGTGGGAGGCCCGCCCCGCCGCAATGGAACGTCGTGACCCAAGAGGGGTCGGCCCCCGGAGCCATTGGGCCGGCGGGCCGGACGGTCGTCGTCTTCACCATCGCCCTCTCCGGTTGGGGGTCAGTCCATACCGCGCCATGCGCTGCTCCATTGCCTGCCAGAACTGTGTCGTGTGGCGCTGGCCACCCTGCTGTATCAATTCGGCGTCGATGGCCCGCACGATGTTGCAGTCGGCGTCACCGCTTTGCGGGTCAAACCACGGGAAGCGGTCCTGAAACCGGTCGAACTTGTCGGCCACCATTTCCTGAATCGCCGGATCGGGACGGGGCTGCTGGGGCTGGGGCTGGGGCTGCTGCTGCGGTGCCTGCTGCTGCACCGGACCGCCTTCGCCCATCCGCTGGCGCTGCTGCTTGGTCGCCCACAGGCGGGCCACCACCTCGTCGCGCAGCTTGTTCACCTCGGAATACTTGTCGCCGTCGTTGGTCTTGATCGCATCGGCCATTTCCTGATCGGCCATGCGGAGCGCCTGCTCCAGATTGCCGATCTGGCCGTCCAAGGTGTTGGCCGCCAGCCCGGCCTGTCCGTAGGTCAGGCGTTGGACGACACCCGTCACCTGATTAAGCTGTTGCTTCAGAAGCTCAATTTCTTCTGCCTGCTGACGATTGTATTCGCGATTGCGGGCATTGCGGCGAGCCCGGCGTGACTTCGATTCACGCTCTTCCGGCGGCCCTTCTGCCGTCTCTTCGTAAGCCAGCCGGGAGTCCTCTTGATCGAACTCCTCGGCTGGCTTGTCTGCCGGGGGCGGGGGATGGCTTGCGCCCGGCAAATCCCAATCGGTCTTGTCGTCGGTCGGCGCGATATCAAGGTCGGCACCTTCATTCTCGCCGCCCACCATCGCTATGTCTGCGCCCTCTTCCGGCTCGTCGGGCAGGGAAAATTCTTCGTGCTTCTGCCCGTCGCCTCGCCTTACGGGTACTGCCATGGGGAACCCCTACAAAAGTGTTTTGATGACCAACGGATCGCCGTAGATCACGCCAATCACGTCGGCATCGTTCATGGTCATAAACAACGCCTCACGATTCCATTCGTCCTTGAGCGCGACGGCGATCCGGTCGCCGCCATACTGCGGGCATCGGATGAACTGGCCGGGCACGCACCACTTGCCTTCGGGCCACGGCTCCATGGTCGCGCGATTGCAAAAAGCAGCCGGACCCAGTGATCTGACCAGCGCCGTCTGGGTGCGGAATTTCTCGGCATCGACCGATTCGTCGGGATACCAAAATTTCGTGCCATTGGCCAAAATCTTAAATGAGCCGGGGGTGCGAAGCTGGACCAGAATACGGGTGCCCACCGGATGGTACGGCGGATCGATGTCCGGATAGCTCATCTCGTAAGCCTCGGTGTAAATGTCACCGAGAAGCTCTTTAACGGTGGGCACTGTTGGCGGCTTGGTTGAATCCCTCGGCATGGGAAAAACCGTTAATGGAGACTTACTTTGCACTAAAATTCCCTCTCCCTTCTATCTTGCTCGGCTGCTTCCGTTTCGACGTGCTGCTCAAGCTGCCGCTGCAATGTCTCAAGGGTGAACAGCATCCCATGCAGCCGGCCAAAGGCGAATTCGGTGCGACGCCCTTCATCGGGTAATCGAAGCTCGTCATAGACCAACTGCTGTCGCATCTGGTCGATCAGAGCGAAGACATACTCCACGCGCTACTTGCGCTTGGTCACGGGAGCCGGGGCGGTCGCCTTGGCCTGCGCTGCCTTGAGGTCCATGCCGGACGCCAAGTTCTTGCGCAACTGTGTCGGTCCCGCTGGCAGCGGTAATTTCTTCCCAGCCATCACTTGCCTCCTTTGGCTAATCCCACCGGCACCCTCGGCGGCAACGTCATCCCTTGGGCCGCCCGTCCTGCCGAATTAAGGGCGATGGCTATCGCCTGCTTCTTCGGCTTGCCCGCCGCTAGCTCGGTCCTGATGTTCTTTTTCACCGCCTCGCGGCTCTTGCCTTTAATCAACGGCATTGTTTGCTCCCTGATTATATTGGCGTCAACGCTTGCTCCCGCCCCGGCAGAAGGACGGGTCGTCGTGATGCTTGGGCATCGGCGCACAGCCATGCGTGGTTCCGCCCTTGCTGAAGGCCCGTGCTGGGATGGCCGTATCGAGCCCCATGGTCGGGCTCAAGCCCTGCCGCTCGCCACTAGCCAGCCGCATCGGCGCGGGCACCGTCGACTTGGGCGGACGGCCCAGCCGGGTGAAGACGTTACGATTTCTTACTGCCACCGCTACCTCCTGTGGGCTTGGGCCGCATCTTGGCCACTTCCTTAGACGCCTCGTTGCGCTCGCGGGCGATCCGCTCAGCCGATTCCTGTCCAGTTTCAGCGATGTATTGCGACGATTCGTGACCCGCGACGGCCGTGTCATATGACGTTTGCTGGCCGGAAGCCGCCACCTTCTCGCTTGATTGGGTGCGGTCCCCGGCGATGATTAGCTGAGTATTATCGCGGTTTTCCGCAATTGTTTCACGTGAAACACGGTCTTCCTCGGCCTGCGCCTGTGTTTGAGCCAGTTTTTGCGCTTCCAGCAGCATCTTTAGCTGCTCGCGCCGCTCATCGATATCCTGCTGACGCCGCTCGATTTCGGCGTTTGTGTTGGTCTGGTGGGCCTTCAAGGACGCGTCCTGCTTGGACTTTTCCATGCGCGAGCGGATGTCGATGACCTTGGCCTGCGTGTCGGCCTTGTCCTTCTCGCGCTGCCGCTGCACGTCCTCCTGCGCCACCACGGACGGGTCCATCGGCATCGGCGGCTTCAGTTGCTTCAGCAGTTCCTTGGCCTGCATGATGATGGCCGGCACGTCCTCCATCTCCTCGGCGGCAAGCTCGAAGATCGCATCGTCCAACTGGTCCATCATGCGATCAAGCGGCACCTCGGTGCCCGTGGCCATGAATGAATCCAGCGTAATGTCGGGATTTTGCGTCTGCTCGCGTAGCGCGGAAGTGGCCGCTTCAAGCATGGCATCGGCATACCAAAGCGCGACATGCTCACCGATATGATTGATGATCTGCGGGATGAACTTCTCGGCAATCGCCGGGTTGGAGCCGAAGATTGGATTTTCCAGATACCGCTTGTGCATCTTGATGTGGGCCTCATGGTCCTGCCCCGGAAAGGCTTTTAAGGGCGCACCGGACGAGGCACTGACGTTCTCGGCCACCGCGTTCATCTGCGTGGGGATCGGGTTGGGCACCAAGAACTGGTCAGGGTTGGTCACCCCGTACTGGCGCAGGAAGTTGGCCTCGGTGGCGCGCACGTTGTAAATCGGGATTTGCGCTTGGTGCATCATCTGGGCGCGCTGGGCAATGGTCTGGGCCATCGCCTTGCGCTGAAGGTCCGAGAAGATGCGCGGATCGCTGACCGGGATGACCACCATCGGGCCTTGGAAATCGGCCGGATTGACGGTCAGTTCGCCGTGCTGGTCGATGATGGTCTGCGGCGTCAGGGTGTCGCCGTTTAGCTGGTAGAGCCACTTCAGGAACAGCCGCATCGAGCGGTGCAGCCGGCCATGCACGGCACCGAAATTCTTGAGCCCCTGCTCGATGAACATCTGGGCCGTGCCAACGGGCGTTTGCGCGTTGATCTTGTCGTATTCATCGAAAGTTGTCCGGACCACTCCCCGCCCAGCATCGACAAGGAAGCCCAAAAGCTGGAACAGGACAGGACTGGGTGGATTGAACTGGATCGGCATGAACGTCTTGCGGATGTCGTCCTGTGCCAAGCTCCCCTGTATTTCCGTGATTTCGGTGACACGTGGCGTGATGTTCTGAGCCCCCGCCGTCGCCCCGCCCTTCAGGCGGGTGCCGGTCTGGGTGTTGTTGAGCATGCCGGCGTCGAGCAGCGCCCGCAGCGTGCCGGTGGCAGCCCCGCTCAGCGAGCCGATGATATGGGTCATGCCCACCGGGTAGCCGCCACGCCACGGCCAGAACGGCCATTCGATCAGGAAAATGATGCGGCCCTTGGTGTTGTCGTCCTCGCGCCAGTTGCGATAGATCGACAGTATCTTGCGGGCTTCGACATCGATGGTGACGAGGTAAGGCTCCGTGGGATTGTCGTCGTCCAGCAGCGGCATGACCACCGAAGTTTCATAGACTTCCCGAATGCCATCGAGATTCTGGCTCGGCGGCGTGCGGCCTATGATGCGGTCATTGGCCTGTTCCGAATCAGTCTCTTCGGGGATTTGGCTGCCGCTTTCCGCCGAAACATCGATGACTTCGAGCCAGAGCCCTTTGGCGACGTTAGCGCGATAGGTCCACTTGTCGATATTCTGGGCGTGAGTGATGCGGACTTGGGAATAGAAATCACCGTCGTTCCATGGCCGATAGACCAGATCGATGGGAACGAATGCAACGGCGGGTGTGCCATTGTCTTCGTAGCCCTTGGTATAGAAGGCCCCGCCAATCGGGCACTGGGTGAAGCCCACCTCAAATTCATGGTAGGCACTCGTCATCTGCTCGGTCATCTGCCAGTTCATGTAGCGGGTGACCCGCTTGGCCCGCTCGTTCTTCTGGTCGTTCTCGTCGCCCACGATGGACGCCTTGACCGGGCCATCGGGCGGCAGCATCTCGTTCATCACGCCGCCGCCGAAGTCGATGGCGGCTTCCAGCAGCAGGGGATGGACGGCCCGGCTGGCACCGGGGAACTGGGCACCGCCGATATTGTTTGAGCCCATGCCGGTGCGGTTCAGGCCCTCCTCGTACTGCTTGTCGCGGTCCTGCCGGCTCTCCTTGTCCATCTCGATGGCTTCCAGCAAATCGGCGCAAATCTCATCGAGCCGGGTCTGGTCCATGGTGGCGGCCAGATTGTCGAAGTGATTGGCCGGCATCTGTCCCGGCGTCGGCCCCGGCGGCACCACCGTGGCCTGCCCGTCGTCGCCAATGACCACCTGATTGCCCGCCGGGCGCACGTCGGTCAGGTTGGACGGGCCGCCACGGCCCGGTTGGCCGAAGGGATCGAAGCCAGCGGATTGGTCGGTCACTTGTAGGCCCCCATGAGGCTCACCGCCTCGGCAATATCATCGTATGGATCGTGCTGGCCGCCTTCGGCAAACGGCAAGGTGAGCCGCCCCGATATGCCCCAATTGACCGGGGCCTCGTTGCCGTAGGGACCAACATCCTTGTTGAAGTTGCCGGTCACGCCCAGCTTCGCGCCACGCTTGCCCAGCGGATGCTCAATGCCAAGGATGGCGTCGATCAGCCGTGACTCGGGATCGTAGCTGAACCCAGCGGTGGCCTGTCCCTTGCCAATCGGGATGTCGATGGTCGGCGTGGTGACGCCACGCGGTGCCGTGAACTGGCTGGGCGGGATGGAGAAGCGGTCGGGGGCTTCGTAGAAGCCGCCGGCTTGGAAGCCTTCGACCTGACCGCCTTCGGCCTTGAACATGTCGATGTCGCGCTTGTCGAGATAACGCATCCATTCGGGCCACACATCGCCCAACGGCAAGTCGGGACGGTCACTGATCAGCCGCGAGGCTGGGTCCATGTGCAACGGTGCCTGATCGGCAATACGATGGGCCAAAGGCGCTACCCGCATGCCCCTGTAGACTTCCTGCATCTGATGCGGATTCAAGCGCCAATCGCGAGTGAAGTCTTCAATGCGGCCGTTGATCATGTCCTTGTATTGGGAGCCGTACACATCCGACTCGCGCCGATTGAACCTTCCCCAATCACTGCGCATCTGCTCCACAGTCTGATAATCGCGACCCGTGTACGGCATCGGATCGACCATCGTCAGATCGTCCGGTCCCCTGTTACCCGTGATCCACATGCGCTGGCGGGCAATCTTGTCGGCGGGATACATGGTCCCCGGATACCGCGTCCCCGGATAATTTTTCCAGTTGGCCCACACCGCCAGATCGCCAGCCGATGGCACGGCCAATCCGGTGGGATGCGGATGGGCGGATGACACCTCGGCCCCTTCCTTCCCGGCCTTCACCATGAACCTGTTGTAGCCCTTGGGGAAACCAACACTGTGCGGGCCGCCGGTCCGGCTCAGCGTCTCGGGAATGACGCGCGGCCACGTCGAGCCAATCATTATCTTCTCGTTGCCGGTGTCTTCCGCATGCTTGCGGACATTGGCGATCATCTCCTTCTCGGGCGTCGTCGCCTGTCCCAGAAGGTTCTGTATCCACCTGATGGCGTTCTGGCCGGGCAGCGCGGCGGGGACAGGACCGCCTTCAGCCAAGCCGAACCGCTTTAGATCGTACTCCGGAACGCTCAGCACGTTGTTGACCGACTCACCGGGTGCCGCCCGCATCCATTCGGTCGGGTGAAGGATACCCTTTGCCCATGATGCAAAGGACTGCTTGCCGGTGATGTCGGCTATCCGCTGGGCATTTGCTGCCGCGATGTCAGGATCGTGGACTCTGGTCTTGCCGACCATCGCGCTCACGTCGGACCACGGCAGGCCACCATGGGTCTGCGTCTCGATGTAGGGAATGGACGAGGCCACACGAAGCCGGCCGGCGGTAACAGGCTCATCCGGCTTGAAGGGCCGGGGCGTCATATGGCCTTCCGTGGTCAGCACGTCGTCAGGCATGGGATAGCCCAACGTCTTGCGTATCCACTGGTCCAGATTGTCCTTCTGCTTGTCGAAGCCTTCGGAAAATTTGTAGGGGCCTTTCAAGCCGCGTGCTTGGCTCAGCGAATCATCGAGAAAGAACGTCGAGCGGGCTTTCACCGAAGGATCGATCACCGCGCCCCAGCTACCGTAGCTTTGCGTTCCCCTGTCGCTGAGATCGGCAATGTGGCCGTAGATCGGCCGCAGCGTCGGGTCCAAGTCATCCGGGTAATCGAACAACTCCCGTTCCGTCCGCCTGCGCATGCTGGGCGATAAGGTGCCTTCGCTGGTCCCCGTCTCGAACTGCGTCTTGAAGCGGCCGTCCTTGACAATCTGCGGCCACGCCGTGGGCGGGGCAGCGACGGTGATCGGCTTCTTGAAGATGTCGGCTATCGCCGCCGCATAGTCCTGCATCGCCTTCAGGCCGGTGATCGCCGGCAGGACCGGGCCGCCCTTGTCGAAATGCTGTGAGCCGTAGGTCGGGAAGGGCGGCATCGGCTCGTCGTACTGGCCGCCATGGGCCTTGAAGATCGGGTTGCCGCGCTTCTCGACGTACTTGTCAAATTCCGGCCAGAGATCGCCTATCGGCAGGTCGTGGCCCCGCACCAAGGTGCCTTTCGGATCGATGTGGATGGGGGCCGCCTCGGCCATCTTGTTGGCCAGCAGCCCTGTCGCCATGTTGCCGTAGGCTTCGACATATTCTTCCGGACTTAGCTGCTTCAGCCACGGCTTGGCGAAATCATCAAAATCCGTTCTGAAGATGCTGGTCGCCAGCGGCCAGCGCCCCGTCACCGGGTCCTTTCTCAATTTCATCTCCCACGTCGCATTGGCGTCGCGGAGCTTGCGCAGGATTTCGTAGGTGTCGGAGTAACTGCCGTATTCGAGCGGCGGCATCATCGACACAAGATTGGGGTCCTTGCCGCCGGCAATCCACATCGTCTCGCGGGCATACTTGTCGGGGGCGGCATAGGTCCCCTGCTTGTTCACGCCGGGGACGTAGTAGTCCTTGGACCAATTGGCGATGTCGCCGGGCGACGGCACGATTGTGCTGCGCATCGGATGGGAGTGGGCCGAGTAGATCGGCTCACCCTGTGCCGCCATCTTCTGGTTCCACAGATCATGGCCGGGCGGCCAGTCGACCAAACTTTTGCCCCCCGTATTGCTGAGCGTATCCGACAGATCGGCCCGGCCGTGCGTCGGACCGATGATCAGCTTCTCGTTGCCGGTGTCGACCATGTGCTGACGCACGTTCTTGACCGCCGCCTGCTCGGCAGACGTGCCATAGCCCAGCAGGTTCTTGATCCAGCTAATCCGGTCGGCCATGGCAATTGGCACCCGCTCAGGAGGCAATTGCCACTAAGTTTAGCCGGGCATGGCCTCGCGCGCCACAATATAGGCGTCCTCGGCCCGCGCGGCCTGCCTGACAAGGTTCTCGGCCATGTCGGCCAAGGTGCAGTCCAGTTCCGCCTGCTCCTCGGCCTGCTGGCGCTCGACCAGACTGGCGGTCCCGCTGCGCGCCATCAGATGCTCGTTCTCATAGTGGCGCAGCCGGCGGGCGCACAGGATCAGGCAGGACTTCATCAAGACAATATGATCATCGTTCATCATGTCGATGACGGCATTTGGCTCAATCATAGGGTGCCCTCACGGTCTGGGGTTGCTCGCGGCCTGACTCAACGTCGTACTGGTACTCGAATTCGGGGGAAGTCATCGGCACCGGGGGCGGGCTGAAGGTGCCGTCGTCATTGGCCTTGCCCAGCTTGTGGAACACCCCGTCCGACACAAAGCGGTCGGCAAACACCCGCCACGCCTGCGAACAGCTATCCACCCAATCATCGTGCGGGGTGGTGCCCGGCCCCGAGTAGACGCAAAGCTGCTTCAGCACCGGCTCCACCCAGTCCTTGGGCTTGCCCGGTCGCTTGTCCGATTCGGGCAGCCAGATACGGCCGTGGCGGGCGATGTGGGAGACGGCGTGCAGGCGGCTGAGCTTGTCGGCCCGGCCGGGATTGTAGGGATAGCTATCGATGCCATGCTGGCTCAGCACTTGGCGCAAGCTGATGCCTGAGCCCTTGTCCTCGATGATCAGCAGATCGGGGTGCTTGGTCTGCTCCTGATAGTATTTCTGCCCGGCCAAGGTTTCGGTCAGCATCTCCTGCCGCCGGCCATAGAGCGCCTTCATCTCGGTCTTGGCCTTGTCGATCAGGTCGGGGAAGCCCAGCCATTCCTCCCAGCATTCCAGCAGGTAGAGGTGCCATTGGCGCTTGTGCTGGAAGGCCCCCCACACCGTGCAGGCCGTGGGATCGGACGAGAAGGTCTTGCGGTCGTAGGTCTTCTCGGTGAAGGCGGTGTCCATCGACACCATGATGTACTCCAACCAAGGCAGCGGCTCATCCTTGGGCCACAGCTTCAGCCAGCTACGCTTGATGATGGCCGATTCGCTGATGTCGAGAAGCTCGCCGTGAAGCTCCTGCCGACCTATATTCGTGCCCTCGTATTGTCTTAGGTCTTCAAAAAAGTTTTCTGCGAGATTCGCTCGGTTCTCATAAGTTGAGCCGCGTATCAGCCGCGTCTCGGGCGTGCCGTCCTTGCGCCGCTTGTCGATCATGTCGGCCAAGAACTGCAAGGGCTTGGGCGTCGTCGTGTAGAACTTCTGCGGCTGAATTAACGTTCCTTCAGCGGTGCGGTAGGCGATACGAGTGCTGAAGTTGATGTTGTAGAGCGCCTCCTCGGCCTTGTACCAAGCGGCAAGCTCATCGCCCCACACGAACGTACACTGAGGTCCGCGCAAGCGGTCGGGGGTTTCCGATGAGAAGCCGCGTATGATGGACCCGTTCCACAGGATCATCTCGGGGTAGGGGCTATAAGTCAGGCTTTGTACGCACTCCGCCGGTATGACGGCACGGAGCCCTGCTGGCCCCTCAAATACCGTGCCCCGTAAGTCCGAATAGGTCGGGGCGACGACATGGATGACGACACCGGGATACAGGCCGCCCTGCCGGCGGCACCACGAGGCACCGGTCTGGGTCTTGCCCCAGCCGCGACCGGCCATCGCCAGACAGTTGAGCCAGCCTTCCAGCGGGAGAATCTGCTTGGGCCGCCCGCCGATATGGGGCTCGCCGGAATGCCACAGCCGCTCCGCCTCCAAGAACGCCATGTCGGCGTTGGAGGCGGCATCGAGCGTGGTGACTAGCTCGGGCATCTACTTGCGTTCCAGCGCGTCGGGGGTTTTCAATGCCGCAGCAAGCGCCGCCTCGGCAAGCCCAAGCGCCGCTACCAACTCGGAACTCCACGGCTTGCCTTCTGCTGAGCCCGCCATCAGGGCCTTGCGCGCGGCTGACCATTGCCCAATGACGTTGCGCAGCTTCTCGATCTCGTCGGCGGCTTCGTGCGCCAGTGTGGTGGGATGCTGTCGCAATTCTTCG